TGCTCGAGCTGGTGCGGGGCGGGCGGGTGGCGGTCGACAAGCGCGGGCTGCGGCGGCCGTCAAACAGGCGACGACCCATCGGGCTGACGGTTAGGGCCGGCAGCGCAGCCCCGCTGTACGTCAGCGCCACCGGCCGCCCGGTGAGCGCGTAGGCCCCGGCGTCGAGCTGCAGCAGCCACGCGCGCGCGAAGCCGACCGCCTGGCCGCTGAGCGCGTAGCTGCCGGCGGCGGCGGTGATCGTGTAGCCGCTGGTCTTGGCCAGCCCCACGGCCTGCCCGGTGAGCGCGTAGGCGCCCGCATCGGCCACCAGGCGGCGCGCGGCGGTCAGGTCAACCGTTTGTCCATTGAGCGAATAGCTGCCGGCCTCCGCGGTCAGCGAGTAGCTGCCTGCAGGCGTGTACGTGAGGCCGACCGCCTGGCCGTTGAGCGCATAGGCCCCGGCATCGGCCGCCAGCACGCGCGCCGTGGCCAGCACGGCCGCCACGCCGGTCAGGGTGTAGCTGCCGGCGTCAGCCACCAGGCGCTGGCCGCGCTGCATGGCCACGTCCTGGCCCATCAGCGTGTAGCTGCCCGCATCGGCGGCCAACGTGCGCGCGGCCTGCAAGCCCGCGGCCTGGCCGGCGAGGGTGTAGGCGCCGGATTCGGCGGTGAGGGTGTAGGAACCCCCACCAGCCGACACCGGCACCCAGATGCGCAGCGGCTCGTGCAGCCCGTTGTGGATGTCCGCCGACAGCGCCCGCACGGTGTCGGCGCCAAGGTCTTCGAACCACAGCCCGTAGCCGTAGAGACCACCCAGTGCGCTGTAATCCGATTCGCCGCCCATCCACACCGGCTGGGAATTGGCTCTGTACAGCGACGATGCCGGCATCGTGCCAGACGATGCTGTTGGCGTTTGCAAGATGCCGTCGCGGTAGACCTCGATGCCAACGCCCGCGACCACGCGAACGCCCCAGGTGTGGGTGACGCCGGCAGACAGCGCGTAGGTCTCAGACCGCGGGGTGTCATATTGGCCCTGGCGTGCTTCGACCCGCAGCCCTGTCGTTGTCGTCAGCACCACGTTTCGGCGTGCCGTCGCCGTGTCGCCCCACGAAACCAGTTGCCCATCAAACGCCAGGCTCGACCGCCGCAGACGGAACACCAACGAGTACGCAGTGATCGAGGCCGGTTGCGCAGCCAACAAATTCCACCGCCCGAGGCGTGTTTGCCCCTCCTCGGCGCGACCGAGCAGGTAGGCGCCGTCCTCATCGGGCCGGGTGGCGGCGGCGGCGCTGACCAACGGAATGACCGCGCCATTGCGGTTGCGCACATCCCCGGCGCCGGTATGCACCAGCGCAGCGGCCCGCAGGGCCAGTTCGGTCCAGCGCGGCTGCGGCGGCTGCGTCTGGTGCAGCCAGGAATGCTGGATCAGCGGCACCGGCGGCCCCGATTACCGGATCAGGAAGTTGGCCAGTCGCGCCGAGGTGCCGTCGCCAGCGACCAGCGTGTAACTGCCCACGGCCATGCCCTTGTCCTGCGTCGGCCAGGTCGTGCCCGCATCGGTACTGCGCTCCAGGCTCAGTGCGACCGACCCCGTGCCATTGGTGGCCGCCGCCGCCGTGAAGCTGGCGGTCAACTCCGCGCCGAGGTACTTGTCGGTGCTGTTGTCCACTGTGCTGCTGGCCGTGGTGCCGGTGGTGGCCGACACGCTGACGGCGTTGATCAGCGTCTGCTCGGTCGACCACGACAGTGAGCCGTCGCTGGCGAACTTGAAGTAGCGCGCCTTGACGGTGACCGTGATGGCCTGGTTCTGCGTGTTGCTGGCCCGCAGGCGCCAGGTGTTACCGAGCATCAGGCGCCCCCTTGCGCGAGGGCCGCGCCGACTTGGGTGTGGGTGATCGGGTCCGCGACGCGCGTGCGCGCGAGCAGCGCGTCAACGTGGGCCTGCGAGAACGTCACGCCGGCCGCGATCTGCTGGCCGACCAACGACCCCAGCGCGATCTGCGCGGGTGCCAGGTCCAGCCGAAGGCGGCCCTGCTCCAGCAGAGGCCGCACGTGGCGATATGGCGAGCTGGGCTCGGTCGACAGCAGCACGTCCAGCAGCGCGTTGCCGACCTGCAGGCCCAGCACTTCGAGGATGGTGCCGTTGCCCACCTCGGTCGGCACGGCGCGCGTGCGGCCGATGCTGAGAATGTCGGCGATGGCCTGCGTGGCGCCAGCGGCCACCAGTGGCGTGATCTGCGCTACCTCGCCCGTGGTCAGCGCGCGGCCGGCCAGGGCTTCGAGGGCGGATTGCTGTTGGGGGGTCATGGCCAGCTCCTCAGCGCCGGCCGCTGGTCAGCCGCGAGAGCATGCCGATCTCCCGCTTGAGCGCGATCCAGCGCTCGCGGCCGCGGGTGTCGTCGATCCGGTCGGCCAGGGCCTGAGCCTGGGCGCGCAGGGTCTCGATCTGCGCGTGGATGGCGTCGAGCTGCGACTCCAGCGGGGCGTTGGCGGCGTTGACCTGGTCGCGGATGGCGCACAGCTCGGCCAGGCGCTGCGGGGCCTGCGACGGCGTGATGGGGGACTCGGTGTAGGTGTTCACGGCAATCCTCTCGTCAGGCCAGGGTCCAGAGGCCGTTGCTGGGGTCGAAGTCGATGGTGAACGACTCGCCACTGGCCATGGTGATGCTGCTGCCGTAGTCGAACCAGCAGACCAACGCATCAGCCGGCGAGGTGGCCGTGTCGTTGTAGACGGCGACGTACCGGAACGGGCCGACGCTGCCCGACGCGGTGAACACCTCGTCGGCGATGGTGACCTTGGCGGTGCCGGTGGTTTCGGTCAGCGTGACGGTGTCGAGCGTGAGGCCGCCGGCCGTGTAGCCGCCACCGGCGCTGATCTCGGTCAGGTCGGCCTTGACGCTGTTGCTGGCCAGCGGGGCGCTGTTCGTGAACATCGCCTTGAAGGTGTGCGTGGACCAGTTGTGCACGCCCTTGTTGAGCTGCTCGGTGTAGTCCTGGAACTTGTTGTAGGCGGCCATGGGCGAGCTCCGGTGTGAGGCTGGCAGAAACCAGAAGGCCGCCTTGCGGCGGCCCTCGGCGTTTCGGTCAGGTGGGTTAGGCCGGCGGGTTGGCGGTCGGCGCGATCTGCGAGCCCAGCACGCAGATGGCCGACAGCAGCGCCGCCGAGGCGTTGTTGACCGGCGTGATCGTCAGGCGCGTGTAGCGCTTGCTGCCGATGTAGCCCAGCTTCCGGCACTCGTTGTCGTCGTCGAACTGGAAGCCGGCCAGCGCCTCGGTGCCGAGCAGATCGGCGTCGGCCACAGCGGAGAAGTTCGCGCCGGACTCGTCCGACTCCTCCAGCAGCACCGTGAAGGTGGCGTCGGCATCGGCGATGGAGCCGGTGGCGATCAGGTACGTGATCGAGCTGGCGCCGCGGCCGTCGATCACCTGGCCCACTTGCGCGGTGGTGTCGGCGACAGAAACAGGGCTGATGACGCGCTTGACGTCGATGTTGTTCATCAGGTCGTTGTTGCCGTGCATGGCGATGATCCTTTCGTGTCGTTGGGTGGCTGCAGCCGAGCGGCGTCACGCCGCCCGGTCGCTCGGCTCATCAGGTCGAGAACTTCAGGAACTTGACCGCCTCGAAGTTCAGGGCGCCGCCGCCGGTGCGCTTGGTGCTGTAGAACACAACGTAGGGCTTGGCGGTGTACGGGTCGCGCAGCGTGCGGATGCCCATGCGGTCGACGATGGTGTAGGCCTGGCGGAAGTCGCCGAAGGCCAGCGACAGAGAGCCGCTTGCCAGCGTCGGCATGTACTGGTCGACGCGCACCGGGTAACCGTTCAGCCGCTCCGGCGCGCCGACCTGCATGCCGGGCTCCCACAGGTAGCGGTTCGTCGTGGACTCCTTCAGCTTGCGCGCGGCCGTGCGCACCTCGCGGCGCATCACGAACTGAGCGTTCGGCAAGAAGTGGTCCTTGATCGCGCCCATCAGGTCGTGGATGGGGTCGAACTGCGTGGTGTGGAAGGCGCCGTTGGCGCCCGTCACCACGTGCTCGAACTGGCCCCAGGCGCGCGTGCCGTCAGCCGTCGCCGCGGTGGTGTAGCTGCACAGGCCGCGAGGCTGGCCCACGCCGGTGCCTTGCCAGAAGGCAGTGCCCTCGACGCGCGCGAACTTGTCAGCGACCTTGCCGGCGAGCCAGCCTTCCACGTCGACAGCCGCGTCGTCGATCAGCTTCTGGCTGACCTTCGGCATGGCGTACATCTCGTACGCAGCGATCTCGTACTTGCGCACCTGCGGCGTGCCGGTGTCGCTGCGCGTGCCCAGCTCGGACACCCAGCCGGCATCGGCCTCGTCGTCGTCGACCACGCCTTCGATCTTGTCGGTGGTGATGGTCTGCACGTCGGCGATCTGCCGCATGATCGACTGCTCGTAGAGCTTCGTGACCACGCGGCCCATCGTCGAAGCCGGCAGCAAGTAGCCGCCGTCCGGGTCGCTGCCGGCGCTCATGGCTTTGCGCTCGTCAGCCTCCAGGCCGTCCATGGTGACGCCCGACATCAGCTTGAAGTAGCCGCTCTTGTAGTGGTCGTAGGCCTCCGTCGACAGGTCGCCGGGGAACGGCTTGCCCTTGGCCTGGTACTCGGCGCGCAGCGCCTTGTTGAAGTTCTTGACCTCGGCCGCCTTGGCCTCGGCTTCCTTGGCGTCGCCGCCCAAGCCGCCGGGGCGCGCGGCCTTCAGCAGCACTTCGTCGATGGCCTTCTTCTGCTCGTTGAGCTTGTCGAGCGCATCGCTCAGCGTGGCGACCTTGGCTTCGAGGTCGGCGACGGCCTTGCCTTCGGCCTTGGCCTTGATGAGTTCGTCGTTCGCCTTCTTGAACTGCTCAAAGGCTTCGCCCTGCTGGTCGATCACCTTCTTGATTTCGATGAGGTCCATGTCGGATTCCTTGTCGTGGTGGGATGTGGTTCAGTTGCCGAGAGCCAGGGCGCGGCCCCGCTTCTGCAGCGATTCGCGCAACTCCGAGAGCGTGTCGGGCTCACCCCGATCTGCTGCCGCCTTCACGCGCGCGATGAAGGCCACCGCCTGGCTCTTGCTCAGCCCTCCGACCTCACGAAGGAAGGCTTCTGCATCGGCCAGCGATGCAATCTCGTCCACCGACTTGACCGCGCTGATGCGCGCCTTGCCGTTGGCGGGGAACGTGACAAGGCTGACCTCCATGAGGTCGACCTTCTTGAGCGTGCGCCGCGGCTCTTCGGGCTTGCTGCGCTGCGCCCACTCCTTGGCGATGTAGCCGATGGACAGGCCGGTAATGGCCGGGCGCGGCTCCATCTTCAGCAGCGCGTAGGCCTCGCGGCCGCGGGCCGTGTCGGCCAGCTTGCCGGACACCTTCAGGCCGACGCCGTCCTCGGCCATGCTGGTCCAGATGCCGATGGGCGTCATGTCCTCGGCACCCATGCCCCAGCCGCCGTGCTGCAGCAGCATCGCCGGCCAGATGCCTGACTTCTGTGCCGCGGCCAGGGTGTCGGCGAAGGCGCCGGGCTGGATCACGTCGCCGTATGAGTCGACGTTGCCGAAGACGGCGCCGTAGCCCTCGAAGGTCATCCCTTCGCTGTCCGTCTGGGCGAGCTTCAGCTCGCGCAGGCCGAAGCTCGCGCGTTCGATTGCCATGGTTTCCCTTTCAGGCCGGCATCGGCTCAGCCGGCGGCGGTTTGGGCGCGTTGGTGATGGCGGGCAGTCGCGCCGCATCGCCGCCCAGCGGGTTCAGTTCTTCGAGGCTTCGCACCTCGTCCTGCGTCATCCAGGCCGGCGAGCCGCCAGCGCCCAGCGCCTTGCTGTAGTAGTCGGCTCGGTCCTTCACGCTGCCGCGCAACAGGCCGTTGCCCACGAACTTTGAGTAGATGCCGTTGTCGAGGTCGCGCTCGCTCAGCAGGTTGCAGTCGATGCTCTGCTCGATCCGCTCCCACCAGACGCCCAGCGTGTGCTTGACGTGCGCATCGAACATAGCCTCCGCGCTGGCGTAGGTCGTTGCCTTGTCGCTCTCGAAGACCATGATCGGCATGACGCCCATCGCGCGGCAGACCTCGACGACCTGATGCTTTCGCGTCTCCAGGTGCTGCGCGTCCACGCCGGTCATGGCCATCTGCAGCCACTTGGCGTTGCGGTCGACGATCATCGGCAGGCCGCTGTTCTCGCCCGCGTAGTTCTCGGCCAGGAACTTGCGAAGCTGCTTGTGCTGCGCCTCGTTCAGCGTGCCTTCGACGCTGTAGACGCCAGGGACGCGCACGCCGTTGCGGTGCAACGTTGCCTGGCTTTCCTCGGTGGCAATGGCCAGGCCGATCGCTTCGCGCGCAAGCTCCAGCGCGTCCATCGCTTCCCAGCCGTTCCAGCTCGGTCCCTTCAGGTGCCAGATCAGATCGCTGCCGAACGTCATCACGGTGCCGTCGCGGCCGGTGACTTCGTAGGTGATCGTGATGCCGTCGGTCGCCAGTTTGGCCTGCACTTTCCCGGGCTCGAAGGGGATCAGCTCGCGGATCTGGCCGCCGACGATGACCTTGTAGGCGTAGGCGCGGCCAGCCAGTGCGAGGTGCAGGCCGACCATCTCGCGGAACTCGAAGGATGTCTGCCAGGGGTTCGGCTTGCGATGCAGCACGTGGTACAGCGGATGCGTGCGCGCCGTCGTCTTCCGGCCGTCCTCCGATTCCTGGTACAGCTTCAGCGGCACCTGCGCGATGCCGTTGGCGATGACCCGCGCGCAAGCCATGACGGTGGCGCACTGCAGCGCGGTCTTCAGGTTGACCGCGGCCCCGGTCTTCGACTGCTTGCTGCCGTAGATCTCGCGGAACAGATCCAGCGTGGTGGTGGCGCCGCTCTTGCGCGACCATGGCAACCAGTCGCGCAAGCTCACGCCTCAACCTCCCAGAAGCTGCGCCCGGCGGCGGCAGGATTCAGCGCCAGCAGCGCCGCCGCGTTGAACAGCGCCATCAGCGGGTCGATCTTGGCGAACCCGGCGGCCTGCTTGGTGATCATCACGGCGTTGGCCTTCGGCTCGATCTTGGCGTTGCCGACGCACCAGGCCATCAGCTTGCTGTCGCCGTGCCACAGCGTGCCCTCGGCCAGTTTGCGCTCGGTGGTCTTGATCGCGCCGGCCATGCGCCATCCCTGCGGCACGGACACGATGCGCTCCATGGCGATGCCAGAGTCGACGATGCGGTCGGCCACGGCGCCGATGCCCGCCACGTCGACGCCGATCCGGTCCAGCAGGCCCGATGCTTCGCACCTCTGCACGATGTCGACGATGTCGGCGATGTCGTCGCCGATGCGCTCGACCAGCACAAGGTCTCCGTCGCGCGCAAAGTCGGCGAAGCGCGCGGCCTCGGCCTTGCGGCGCTCCATGACGGTCGGGTGCGCCCAGGCGCGGCCCCAGTGCAGCCAGTGGCCGGTGTCGCGTTCGCGGCCCATGACGGCCATGCCGAAGAGGTCGTCCAGGCCGCCGCCGTCGAGGCCGATCTCGAGCACCTCGCTGCGGCGGATCAGCTCGTCCAGCGACAGGCCGGCCGTGCCCTGCGCCTCCCAGTAGTCGGCGCCGGCCCAGCGGTCGGACATCAGCGCGAGGCCGATCTCGACGTTGAGGTGCTGGCTGGCCCAGATGCGCAGCGAGGCTTCGCCGTTGGCCGACTCGTCCTCGAAGGACCGCTGCAGGGCTTCCAGCCCGATGGACAGGCCCAGGTTCGGCGTGACCATCCGCCAGTTCTCCGGGTCGCGCCAGGGCTTGTCAGGCGCCTGCTGCATCTCCTTCGGGAACTCGTACAGTACCGGCAGCATGGCGCCCTGGCGCTTGCCGTCGCGGATGTCGCGCGCGCGCTGCAGGTCTTCGGCAAACACGCCGGCCGGCGGCTCGTCGGACTGCGTGGTGATGATGGCCAGGAAAGCCTCGGGGAACGGCATCATGCCGCCGCGGAGCTGGATCATGGCCTTCTTGGCCTTCGGCATCCGGCCGAGGACGTGCTCTTCATCGACCAGCGCGCCCACCACCTTCTTGCCGGTGATGATGTCCGGGTCGAAGGTCATGATCTCCAGCTTGGCCTGCGTCTCGCGGTGGATGATGGTCTTGATGTGGTCCCGCACGTGCAGCTTCTTCTGCAGCACCTCATCGAGCGCGATGGCGCCGGCCGCCGCGGCGAAGGCGTCGTCGGCGGTCTTCTGCACCTGTCTCTTAT